TTAATAATACAACTTTGCACGAAGGTGTGTTCCTTACAGACACTTTTGTGCGCGATATTACACAAAGACAGCGTTTTATCCTGCAAAATGATAATGCAGATACAACAACTCTGCGTGTTGAGGTAACAAGCGGCACAATTACAGAGCGTTATCTCGAAGCTTCCGACATTACTAAGATTGATGGCAACTCAAAAGTCTTTTTCTTAGAAGAATCTGAGTATGGTCGTCCTGAAATTATGTTCGGTGACGGAATTGTTGGTAAAAATCTCTTAGATGGTGATGTAGTTTCTTGTCAATACACTACATCTAGCGGTTCTGGCGCAAATGGACTGAATGCATTTGAGAATATTGCAACAATTCGCGATAATGCGAACAATGCTATCACTTCTGGCATTACAATTACTCTAGTTTCGCGTCCTGATGGCGGCGCAGATGCAGAATCTACGGAAGCAATCAAGTTTGCAGCTCCAAAATTCTATTCTGCGTTCGGTAGAGCGGTTTCTACGCAAGATTATGAGGCAATTATTCCTCAAATCTACCCAAATGTAGCATCTATTGCATGTTATGGCGGAGAAGAAGCGGATCCTCCAGAATTTGGTAAGGTATTTTTGGCAATCAAACCAAAAAATGCGGACAGATTGTCAATTTCTGAAAAAAGTGTCGTCCTTAAGAAACTTAGAGAGTATTCTGTAGCGGCAGTTCAACCAAAAATCATTGATCCGTCCGTTTTATACATTGATTTGACAAGTTTTGTATATTTCAACCCTAACGTAACTCGTAGATCTCAGGAAGAGATCAAAAATGTTGTACTTGCTTCACTTACAGCACTTAATTCTAGTGCAGAGTTCAATAAGTTTGGTGGAAAATTCAAGTTTTCTAAGTTAGGTAAGATTATTGACGATTCTGAATTGTCAATTACGTCTAATATCACTCGTCTCAAGATGAGAAAAAATGTTTCTGTTACTTTAGACGCTAGAGTAAACTATAAAGTTTGCTATGGCAACAGAATTAAGAAACAGATGACTTCTCCGTCTGTATCTACCTCAGGATTCAAGGTTGCTGGCGATGTAGAAAACACATATTACCTGCAAGATGATGGAAATGGTTTATTAAAACTTTTCTACGTCAAACAAACTGGTGGATCTGAATTTATTGATGGTTTGTGGGGTACTGTGAATTATGATACTGGTGATGTTGTAATTAATGACCTTGTGATTACTTCTACATCTATTGTTAATAATCAATTACAAATTTTTGGTATTCCAGAATCTAATGATTTGATTTCTCTCCGAGAAACCTATCTGACATTAGGACTAGATAATACAGTCGTCAATGTAGTTGAAGACACCATCACTAGCGGTTCCAATATTTCTGGAACTGGTGTGGTACCAGAGTCAAGTTATAGCTAAAACGTCGAATGGCAGTCTCTTCTTGGAAAATTGGTCAGTGGACTACACCGACCACTCAGGTTAGCGTACCTCCAGTTCCCTCTGAGGTATCTCCAGAGTCAAGATCACAAATATCTCATAATATTGCAGGGCAGTTCCCTAGCTTTATTAGGGGAGAGTATGACACGTTCATTGAATTTGTTAAGGCTTACTATAAATCTCAAGAACTGAGAGGATACTGTTTTGATATCATTCAAAACTGGACTGACTACTATAATATTGACAACTACCAAAATCTTGTAGAAGAAACAGAACTGATTTCGTCAGTATCTACTACAAGCACTACTATTGACGTTCAATCTACTCGTGATTTTCCAAATGAAGGTCTTCTCCTAATTGGTGAAGAGATTATTTACTATCAAAACAAAGGTGCTACTTTATTTCAAGATTGCACGCGAGGTTTTAGTAGTGTTGAGGCAGTTGGTACTAGTGCAGAATTCAAATTTAATGAATCTGTCGCTGGATCTTATGCTCAAGGGACTAAAGTAGTTAACTTGAACAATATTTTCCCAATTTACATGTTGGGTAAGTTCAAAGAACAGTTTTTATCAACATATCCAAAGAATTTTGCAACGGGTGTTACTGAAAGCACTGTAATTAAGCGTATTAAGGATTTTTACGCTTCTAAAGGATCTACTCGTTCATTCCAATTCGTAATCCGAACACTTTTTGGCGTAGAATCGCAAGTTACCTACCCAAGAGATAGAATTTTCAAACCATCTGACGCATTTTACACTTCTAGGGAAGTTTTGCGTGCAGTTGCAGTTACAGGAAACCCACAAGAGCTTGTTGGGCAAGTTTTATTCCAAGAATCTGACGCAAACGACCCAAATGTCGATGCTGCACGTATTTACGTTAAAGGAGTTGTAGAAGTCTTCACATCTACTGGAATTGTTTATGAAATTGACGTAGATACCAATAATTCTCTTGGAACTTTTGTCACTCCGTACAAAACAGTCTTAGCAGATGATCTTTCGGACAGTGTAGACGCGGATGTCGTAACTGTTGATTCTACAATTGGTTGGCCAGAGCAAAATGGTCGTTTTAGGATCCAAGATGAAATTATATCGTATACAGACAAAACTGTCAACCAATTTTTAGGTTGTACTCGTGCTAGGGAAAATACAATCAATGTAGTGCACGATGCTGGTCAAGAAGTATTCGCTGCATTTAAAATTTTTGGTAATTCTAACAAAGACGGTTCTGAAATTGTACTAAAAGTATATGGTGGTACCAGAGGTGTAACTATTAGTGATGGTGGCAAATATTACCTCCCTAAGAGTAAAGTAAACACGCCTCTAGCGCCTGGTTTTGACAGCATTGACCCGATATGGGATACGTTCATCTACAACGTCAAGAGAGCGCTTAGAGGGTCCTCTGCGGTCCTCTCTACACCTGCTGCTAATGGATCTACTCGTGTAACTATCACTACACAAGAAAAGCATAGACTTGTTAGAGATGATGTTGTTAGAATCTTAAATGCAAGCGAAGATATCTACAATGCTGAACATACAGTCGTTGGTATTGTTACAGATAAGATCTTTGAGATTGTTTTAGCGTCTTCACCGTCCCAAGGGATTACTGGAGAGTTCTTCATCTCTAGAGAGACTTCTTTTGGTACTAGTGATTATTCATCTATCAATAACGCTGTTTCTAAGTTTACTTCAGACGTTCAAAACGTATATAAGTCAAGCACTGATGCAATTGTCGCTAGTGCTGGAATTCCATCTCATAAAATTGGTCCATTTGGTGCAAATGACGGTCTTCCAGGAAACCAAAGGCTTTCGCCACGAACTAAAAGCATAAAAACTGACACTCCAGCATCTCAGATTGGTATTGGGGTAAACGGTGTCCCATTTTTCTCATATAAGACTGAAACCATTACAAAATATGGTGGATTGAAATCTATCTCCAAAATTGATGGTGGATCTGGATATGACATCACAAACCCACCAACTGTTAAGTTTGAAGATGATTATGTGCGTGGAAAAGACTACGCTATTTTTTCTAGAGTTTCTGTTGGCGGTAGACGTTACAGAGCAACAAATACTGGAACTACATCATCGACTACTGACCCAACACACACCAGCGGAACCGCAACTCTTGGGACTGTAGTTTGGGAGTATGAGGGTCAGAGTGCTACAGCAACTGTTGCTGTTACTGCGTCGGTTATCTCCATCAACGTTACCAATGGTGGTAGTGGTTACACAACGTCTCCTATTGTAGCAATCACTGGTGGTGGTGCTGATTCAGACAGTCAAGCATCTGCTACAGCACAGATTACTAATGGTAGTGTAACAGGTATTACTGTCGTTGATGGTGGCAGTGGATACACGTCAGTTCCTACAGTTTCTATCAGTGGCGGTGGTGGAACAGGCGCAACTGCAACTGCAATTGCTCGTGGTCCTATTGATTCTATTACAATTGGTAATGCAGGATCTCAATACACATACGAACCAGACATTCAACTGATTTCTGGTAGTGGTGCTGTTGCATATCCATCTATCTTGAACGGTAAGATTGAAAGTTTAATTGTTACTTTTGGTGGATCTGGATACTTTGGTGCACCTGACGTTATTATTACTGGTGATGGTGTTGGTGCTACTGCATTCGCTAATGTAGATCTAACTCAAAATATTGTTACTAGTATCACCGTAACAAACAAAGGTGTTGGATATACCCCAGGTAATACTAGGATTGATATTGTTTATCCTGGCAGTGGAGCAAGATTCCAAACCAAACTAACTGAACTTATAAAAAATAATGCAGCAACATATCAAGAACTTGGTGTTACTGCAGCACAGTTTACAAATCCAAAAACATTAGATGCTGCTAACGGCGGATTGTTCCAAGGTGAAAACTATTTGATCTATGGTCAAGAATATGGATACATGTACAATCCTAAGAATCTTAGGTACTTACTGAAAGATAATATCAGTAGTTCTTTTACAGAACTGTCTCCTACCTCACACTCTCCTATTTTAGGATGGTCATATGATGGACATCCAATCTATGGACCATATGGATTTGAAGATCCACAAAATGCTAACCCATTTAATAGCTACGTGCAGATGCAGAGTAGTTATAGACTTAAGACTGGTAGAGACGCACTTCTGAGTGGTCTTACTGATCCAATGGGAACATATATTGAGGATTTTGAATATGTTGAGGGTCTTGGGACTTTAGACAAATATAATGGTAGATTCTGCGTAACTCCAGAATATCCAGATGGTGTATATGCATATTTTGTCACTGTTGACGGCACAACAGGCAATCCTAAGTTTCCATACATTGTTGGACCAAGTTATTACTCCCAAGCGGATGCAGTCAATTGGAATGGTAATGGATTGCAGAAAAACTTTACTGAGGATGCAATTCGCTATAAAGCACCATATATCAATACAGACAACATTGTAGCAAAAAGAAAAGCACTTGATAATCAAATTGATTTCTTCCTAGCATTAGAAGACACGACAACATTGATTGTCATGGAAGATGGTCAAGTCTTATCTTACACTGAAGATGGTATTGGATATTTTAGTTACTATCCAGCTATTCGTGGTGGAAAAGCAGAATCTATCACAGTATCTGCAACAAATAAGTATTCATCCAATAACATTAATGATTATCTGGTTGAAGGTGGTGGAACTGGATATAAAGTAAATGATCGTCTTACCTTTGATAATGAAGGTACTAGTGGAGATGGTGTAAGTGCTCTTATTTCCGAAATTAGCGGATCTACAGTAAGTGGCATCTCATACTTAGTAGATGACGATGATAAAACTACAGCAACACTTACAACTACAGATAATCATTTATTAGTTGCTGGTGATACTGTAAGAGTTTCTATTACTGATAATTCTTATGAGAGAGAAGTTTCTGTAAGAGTAATCAATAACAAGTATCACTTTAACTACTTTGATATTCCAAATGCATCATATGCTCTCTCGGCATATGCCAATACAACTGCTTATACAAAAAATACTTTCGTATTTGTAGAAGATAGAGTATATAAAGCAGCAGCAACAGGAACGTCTGCTAGCAGTGCTCCTACGCATACCTCAGGTACCGTTTCTGACGGTACCTTAGATTGGACCTACATCCGTAACAGAACTGATGGAAACTTACTGCAAGCAGGAGTTGGTTCTATTACTGGAGGATCAAATTATGCAGATGGTACATATGCACTAGTTCCTTTGACTACCTCTGGAAATGGTAGAGGTGCAAAGGCAACGATTGTTGTGAGTGGTGGTGCAGTTACTACAGTAACTATCACTGATGAAGGAACTTCCTATAATGTTGGTGATACTTGCTCTGCTGATAACATCAACCTTGGCAACAATACTGGACCTGCAGGTTCTGGATTCACATTTACTATTACTAATACTAGAAGAGAAGTTTTTGTCAAGGGCAACGCTGCTCATCAAGTTTCATCTGGTGACATTGTAAATGTTCAACCAGCTTCTACTGATTATACCGTAGAAAGATCTGAGAGTGCTAGAGTATTCTCAATCAAGCCTAGTATCGGTTCTAGTTGGACAGATGTTTTTGCAGCTGCAACGTCAAATAGTGTTTATGTGAAAGAACCTAAGTTGCAAGTTGTGGATGGACACGCTTACAAGTTTGATACAACGCATACTAGTAATTCTGGCAAAACATTAGCGTTTTCTATTGATTCTGATAATACTAATATTTTTACATACAAAAATATTACAGCAACAGAAGAAGATAGTGTAACGGGTGAGCAAAATTCAATTACAATCAAAATTGATAATCTTGCTGGTATCTTCTACTACTTTGATATTCAAGGATCCGTCACTGGTAGTTATTTTACAACCATCAATGATCCCTTGACTGGATCAAATCTAGTTAAGAGCAAGACTGATACAACAGTATCTTATGACGTTGCTATTGAACCAGAAAGTGGATACTCTGGAAGTGGCGCTGGTATATCATATACTACAAATTCTGTATATCCATCTGGTGGAATTGCAAAAATTAACATTGGTGATGCTGGTAGAAACTATTCATCACTTCCACAATTAAGTGGTGCGACTAGATCTGGATCAGGTGCTACTGCTGTGGCGACTATTTCTGGTTCTTTGTCTAATGTATCAATATCCAACAAAGGATCTGGGTATAACTCTGCATCTCTTCCTGTGGCAGTTTGCTCAATGCCAGACTTTGTAGATCTCACTCTTACAAATGTTTTTGGATCTTTTGTTAAGGATGAAATCATTATTTCTCAAGAACTTCAGGGTCAACAAACTGCTAGGGCTAGAGTAATCTCATGGAATCCCTTAACATCTGTTCTGAGAGTACAACCAATCAAGAATGAAAGACAAGGTGCAGCATCTAAAGGCTTCATCATGTTTACTTCGGGTAACTCTAATACTAATAAAGTCTATTCTTCAGATTCTTCTGGATCAATTAGCGCGGTTTCTGGAACTCAAGCGCAAGTTGCAGCAATTGTTCCATCTACTGGTCCAGACATTGGTAGAGTTTCTGAAATTGCTATTAATAATGGAGGAACTAATTATAGAGTAGCACCCTCGATTATCTTTGATGATCCATACTATGGACAAGTTGCAACTGTAGGAACTATTACACAAACCACTACTGGTTCACTTACAGCATCTACTAGTTTCACTGGAGTAGCACAAAAGAGTGTTGCTCCTACTGGTGGCACAGGAGTAGAGTTTACTGTTGTGACTGACGGCAATGGAGATGTATCAACAATAACAGTTACTGATGGTGGTAGTACATATGCACTGGGTGATGTAATTACTATTTCTGGTGGAGTTCTTGGTGGTGCAGATACAACTGATGATGTCACTGTAGCAGTTGCTACATTGTCACATAGTGATGTAGTAGAATTTACTACAAAGATTAATGCATCTGTAGATTCTATTACCATTACTAACAGTGGTTCTGGTTATCTATCTGCACCAGATGTAAAAGTAACAGGTGGTAATGGCATCAATGCTAAGTTCAATGCACTTCTCGTCAATGAAGGAGTGTCTTCAATCAACATTGAAAATGCTGGTTCTCAATATACAACTGCTCCTGTTGTAAACATTGTCCAAAGTTCAGGTAAGGGTGCTTCTGTTCTTTTGAAGTCTACAAATCTTGGTGAGATTGTCAAAATTTCTGGTGACAACATTACATACAACTACAGTCATGATAGAACTCTGAAACCAGAATTAAATACAACTTACAAC